TCTTGGTGCATCTTGGCTACTTCAGCGATTGTTTTGCCACGGTACTCTTCTGGAATATCTGCTTCCCCGTCTGAAGCCTGGACTTCTTCTTGGACAGTTTCTTCCAGATCGCTTGTTCCGGTTTCATCTACCTCTACTTTGTCAATTAGTCTTGCCATTATTAAACTCCGTTAAGACCGACTATAGCTACCCCGTGGGACTATTGCTCGGCTGCCTTACGTTCTAATCCCATCTTCTGCTCTCTGGCCCGAATCCACTTGTCTGTTGCACCTGGAAAATGTCCAGAAGTGGGGTCGAGACTACACCTGACAGCAGAGATGACTCTTGTTGCTACCTCATCACATTCAGGACAATCAATCTGCCTAGTTTCACGTGAAACGAGTTTCTCATTGAGATGCCCGTGCTTACACGTAAATTCAAACAGAATCATTGCTACCCTCTTCTATGTAATGTTCTATGGTAGATTCCATATTTAGCATAAAGGCCAAGATGTTTAACTGCCCCTTACGGAAGTTCAAATCATCAATGTCCTTCGTTACTTCTACAGAATTTATTTGGAGAGCATTATTCTTAAGCTCGTCCATTAAAATCTTCCAGCCATCTGTTCGGAACATATCCTTAAGATTCTGGTAATGTCTTTCGGTTTCTCTGTCCACCTTTCTTCCCCTGTTCTTCCTCTAGTTTGACTATGCGAGCTTCCAGACGTTGGAGAATCTTATTCACCTGGTCTAGGATGTTTTGCATTTCCTGATTAGTAATCATGATGTCATGGCTTTAGCTGTTTCCAGGTTAAGCCTTCGTTCCTCCAATAGTTTCTCTGTTACTTTCATGCGTCTTTCAAACTCTTTATCGTCCTCATTGCCAGCCTTCAAATTGGTGGCAACGGCCTTAATCCTGTCGTTCTCAAGCTCAACAGGAATGGCTTTAGTCTCTTGGACAATCTTCTGGGCGCGAGCCTGAGATTCCGCAGCCTGACCGTTAAGAGCGTTGGTCTGGGACTGCTGGAACTCCATCTGTACCTGCTGGGCAATCTGCTGAGCTTGTTGCTGCTCAGGTGTGGGTTGAGAGGCTTGTTGGATAACCTGAATCAACTGCTCACGGTTTGAAATGTTCATGTTGTCAATGATTGACTGAATCAAAACCGGATACAGTGGGGAGTCGGAACCCATTGTCTGAAGGAGTTGAACAAGTTGAGTAACCTCATACTCTCTGGCGATGATTCCCAAAGAGGAAGTAACCTCAAACTTATAATCGCTAACAGGGTATATCTCAGGCTCAAACTGCATATACCTGTGGGCTACCTTTGTTACGAAAGGTATCAAGAAAGATTCTTGGAAGTTGATAAGGGTTCGCTTATGCCTCTTGATAATAGCCCCAAGGGACATGGAGATTCCGGCGGCTGTTGCTTCACCGTTAATAGAACCCGGTATACCAGCGGAGTCTATAGCTCCTGTGGCTGTTTGAACCATTCTTTGTAGAGAATCAGCCTGGGCGAAGGTGATTTGAGATACCTGGCCGAAGTTAAACGGCTGTAGAACTTCACGCGGGTCGCCGTTGGTTAATAGGATTTTGCCCGGACGGACTTCTGGTTTGGCGCCCCTTGGTAGACGAGTAGCATCCATAGCCATCATTGGGTGGACTGTTAACGCAAGAGCATCAATCCTCGCCCTTAATTCAGCATCCAGAGCCTTCTGAGAGTTGTATCCTTTCTCACATACACCGCGACCCCAGAACCTTCCTGGGACTATATCCCAAGGGAAAGCAATAACAGGTCTGTCACCCATCATGTAGGGGTTTCTTTCAATCTTTAGAAGAGTCCCGCCGTTGGCTACGACTACGATACATTCAACGTAGGCACCGTCTTCTTCTTCAATAACATCTTCATCGAGAAGATATTTGGGAACAAGACCGTAGTATTTAGTTAGACGAACCTTATCATCAGGTTGGTCAGTTAACTCATGGTCTGCGTCAAGATCGGTATCTTGTGGGGCGAGAGTAATATCCACATCTAGGTAAACCCCGCTCTCTTGCAGGAGTTCTACCTGATGGTAGGGGACGTATTCATCAATGGCGACACCTATAGCCTCTTCAATAGAGGTAGCTACAGGGTCAATAAGGAAATTCTGTGGGAGGATAGGACGAAGTTTACATACAGTTCTATCTGATATGTTTACGCCTACGGCCTGCATTTGCCCTTCCATTATCGGTTGGGATGCTGGCTTCATTTCTTTTTCTTCTTCCAGCACGATTTCGGCAATGCCAGTACCAAAGACTGCGGCGTTTATTAAACATTCTGCAACGCCCTTTCTAACCTTGGTCTTTTGGAAATCAAGGAATAACTGCTCCCTCAAGTAAACAACATCTTGGGGTTCACCATCTCTTAAATCATCCTTGATGTCAAAGAATCTGCCACGACCAAAGGTGGCTTCTTCAATCTCGGCTACGGAAGATTCAACGGCCTGTTGTAAAGCAGGCGAGATAATCTGGCTTCTTTCAGAGTCACGGGTACGGTCTTCAGCAGAAAAAATACCCCGCCATAGACGGTAGTATTCATCAAACTTGTTCTCGTAATTGTTCTCAAAGTGGTTGCGCCAGGACTCGCATTTGTCCATGACCCAATCTTCAACACTTTGCTCTATAGTAAACTCTTCTTTATTAAGCATATTAATAGCCAGCCACTAAATCTATTGCTTCAAAATGATCTTCTTCAAAATCATACGAGTATGAGACGTTTGCTAATTGGTCTACGTAAGCAAGGGCGTCAACCATGTCATCATGTGTTAAGGCATCTGGGAATTGGAAAATCTCATCCATAAATTGAATGTTCCAGTCGCCCTTGTTTAATTTAATTAGGCCGTTTTCAAATCTACCCTGTAACGCCCACATGACCCGATCAGTTTTCTTTTTATTTCCGTGGGTTAATTCCTCAACACGGAAGAAACGAGAATACTTTTTCATCAGGTCGGTTAATGGGGACATCACGGCCTGTCTGGCGATACCCTTCTCTATTCCTACGGAGATGGGTTGATAATCCCTTACAGCCTGAAATATCTTTTGAGCAGTCTGATCTAATGACCACCTGCCTGTAATTATGTCTTTGACCCACCAGCCTTGGGGGCCGACCTTAACAACCGCTATAGCTGTGTTATCAAGGTTTTTGGTTTTGTTCTTTTTCCCAACTTCTTCAAAACCAGCAAGGTCAATAGCGATGTAGTAATCACCTTCAGGCTCCTCCTCTGAGAATTTCACCCATGATTCCTTAAACATCTCGGAACCACGTGCCTCAAAGGAAGCCATGAACTCTTGCCTGAATGCATAAGAGGACATGGACATCTTGGCCTGGTCAATCTCCTTCTTATCAAGGAGATCGTTGTCATAACTGGTGTAGTGCCATGCTTTGAAGTTGGGGTCGCCACCTAACTCGGCTTGTTTGTAGAGGTCATAGAAATGATTTCTACCCATTGGTGTCCCAATGAACAAGGCACTTGCCTTCAAATCCGAAAGCGCAGGTCGTAAGATTAATTCCCAGACCTCAGGCTTCATATCGGCGTACTCGTCCAAAACTAAAAAAGCTAAAGAGACACCCCGCATTGTTTCTGGTCGGTCAGCACCTTTAAGAGATATGGTGATTCCGTTGATTAACTTAATTTGAAGGTTGTTAACATGGGAGCCTTCAACCAAATCCCCTCCTAATTCTAAAAGGAGATTCCACATAATGTCCCTTGCCTGACCTTGAGTTGGGGCTACGTAGAATACATGGCCTCTCTTAGCCTGAAGGGCGTTAACAAGGAGTAAATAAGCCGCAAGCCTTGATTTTCCTGTCCTTCGTCCAGCAGCGACCACCTTAAATCGGGTTGGGTCGTTCCAGACTTCCTTCTGCCAATCAAGTAGACTTGTATTTAGATTCATGCGTTATTGTTTCCAAAAACCACAACAGCACTAGGAAATGGAGCTGAATTTTTTGAGCCACCAAACTTCAAGCGTCCCTTTATAAACTCAATATCTCCTTTCATGGCGTACTCATGCCACCATTTAGTATCTGTTCTGGCAGGAACTAAGCATACCACTGTTGCTCCACATAAGGAGCTTTCATAAGCCTTTCTCATCCAGTGTATGATTTCCCTTCCGTATGGCGGGTTCATCCAACAAGACCCGATCCACTCTTGCTCTAGTCCATTATCCTCAATAGAAAAAAACTTAGAGCATTTGGCGTTATCTTTGTTGGCGCATACATCTAAATTAAATGCGTACAACGCATTGTATTTGTCAAAGAACTCTTGAGGAGTTGCCCATAAGTCCGTTTTGCTAGAGAAATGTATATTATTCATATTTTT